TTTCTGTTCCTGTGCATCGACCCGTGCTTGAGTTTCCTCGAACGTCTTTCTCATCTTTCCGGCAACGTTTTCACCAAGGACATCCACCGTTTCTTGGTCAAACATATCTTCGGTAGAACTTGCTTGTGCTTTAGCGAGAGTCTGTTGCAGTTGGTTGTTAGATCTGGAGAGTTCAACTACCTGACTTTGCAACTTAATTAACTCTTGCTTGAGGTTATAGATGTTTGAATCATACTTGGGCTTCGAGACGTTGAATCGCTGTTCCGATACCATACATCTATCCTTCCAATAACCAAGATCCTTAACTGCTTCTTGGTTTAATGACTCCTGTCCTTGTCCAGCGGTTACATCAGGGTTCACATTAGACGACTCTAAGTTGTTCCCCTCAGCAGACTGAGTAGGCGTTTCCACCTTCTTGCCCGACAGTACTTCTTCCAACGCTGCAATGTTAGCATCCAGGTTGGCACTACGTTCTACATTATCCATGTTAGTCCTTCTGATTGGTGTTTGCGGTTCGAATGAAACCTTCTATCCACGGTTCCTCCTCTCCTTCGTGGGGAGAGTTGGAGATATCAAGAATGTCGCATAAGAGACAAACTACGGGTTGTTAAGTAGATCCCTTACGTCATCAATCGCTTGCAAGTAGCCTTGTGCGTATCGGTGATCCTCTTTGGTTCTCTTTAAGATGATCCAGCTATTGTTAGAGAGAATGTCTGTTGCTTCCCGAATAAATTCATTCGATTGCTTCCGACACCGGTTCTTCAACTCCTGCGTGATCACCTTAATCTTACTACCATCTGCCATTATATCTCTTTCCTTTCAGATTTGGACAATTCAACTGCCAACTTCCGATCAACATTCTGACCCTCAGCTGTCAATTTTCTGTCTGTTTCCTGCAGCTTAGTCATACCCTTGTTAGCTTCGGTCTCTCCTCTCTGCTGAATCTCTACAGCTTTGAGTTGTTGATCCGTAGAATCCTTTGAAGCCTTCTGATCAAGTTCACGATTCTTGGTCATTTGGGTACCCTCATGCATTTTCATCTGACCTTCTACCTGCATCTGTGTAGCTTTCAAGCCAGTCTCATTCCCTTCTTGAGCAGCTTGGGCTTGAGCAGCTTGGGCTTGCTCACCGACAAGCTTATCAGCAGCTTCTTTCTCTTTCAGCTCAAGGCGACTTGGGATTGCATCCTCAGGGAACCCAGCACCTTTGAATACGGTACGGAGTATATCACCTCGTCCTTGCATTCCAACGATCTTCATATCGAATTCATTGGTCACGGTCTGGAGAAGTTCTTTCTGAAGAGCAGCCTCAGCAGCTTTGATGGTTATGGCTTCTGCAGCATGAACAACAACATTTATATCCCCGGAGAAGTTCTCTGGGTTACCATCTTCCATAGACTTAAGGAGGTGGAGATAGAACTGATATTCAACCCGAGGGACGATACAACCCTCAGAGATGTTCTTGATACTTGACTTGATTCCTTTGGATGCACTCTCCATAAGCATAGAGAGGCCCTGAGCGGTCTGTCCTGCTCCACCCACCTTCTCATTGCCCATCATGTAGCGGGGCACACCAGTCGCATCGTCAGCCTTCATTTCGAACTTGTCATACACTGCCAGGAGTTCCTTGGCATTGCTTGGAACCATGAAAAATTCAATAGGCTTTCCAGAATTCCCAGTTGGATCCGAAGTGAACTGCCAAATCTTCCGTGGTTCAAGCTCGGTTATGTTGCCGGAGTCAGCAAGACGATCAACCATCAGACCTACCTGAGGGCCACTTGCCATTCCCATATTGTCAGCTAAGGCCCGGGCACATGCATTACACATTCTCTGATCATCACGCATCAGATAAGGCAAGGAGGTACCCCAGATGCTCCCTGAGCGAGTCTGGAAGGATGCTGAGTAATAAGGTCTACGTCCTAATGGATCTCTGTTTATAAGGCACTTGATGACTGTGGAGCCGATCATCATTGCTTCGATCTCTACTTCTTCATGATCTTCCAGGTGGTTAATATCAGTCTCAGAGTATTCCCACTCCTTCAACATCTTGACAGAGGCAGTACCCCAGAAGTGAACACCATGATAGATGCCCTCAGAAGCATAGATCTGACTACCACGTTTCTCAGCCAGAGCTTTATCCTCTTCAATCTCTGAATCAACCCAAATACTTGTTCCTGGTAGTTCATTCAGAAGGACATCAACGATAGAAGCTTTACGAAATCCTGTGTCCTTCTTGAGGAAGGAGAGATCAGACAACTCCTTTTTGGTTAACCTTATGTGTTCAATGAAGTTGCCATCATAGATAGATGCGGCACTCGGACTCGGATAGATATCCAGTGGGGATACCCGTTTGTTCTGAAAGACAATCCTACGTTGAGGTATGGCAACTCCATCCTTCCAGGCCATACGAGGTTCAGTGGTAACCACCGGGCCTTTCATGAATGCTGTTGGGAAGATGGTAAAGTCCTCTATAAAGTCCGACATGGCATTCGTCCATTTACCATCCTGGAGTTGGTCAACTACCTTGGTCTCGATTTTCTTTATATCGGAGTTGGATATCTTATTAATTTCTGACTCAATAGACTCTTGGACATCACGCTTGAGTTCCGCCATGCGCTTGAGCTTCCTGACAGCTACAAGAGCCGAGGGAGCCTTTCGGGGTGGTTGTGCGGGAGTCCCGGCAGCACCCGGTTGAGGTTGTTCCTGAGGAGCCTCTGGTTGACCGACATTGCTGGCCTCTTCCATCTCCTTATCGATCTCAGCAGAAATCCTATCAGCATCCTCTTGGAAGGCCGCTTCGATCTGCTCTACAATGTCCTGGGGTAACTCTTCATTTGCACTTGAATCAATTCTGAATGGCTGTTCATTTGCAGGTTGGAGGATATCCTTAATCATAGACCGAGCACCACGAGATTTCGTAGCGGTCAAGCCCATATAGATTTTGGATCCAGTTTTGATCTTGGCAAGCTCATCAGCCATGTACTCCATATTCACCTGAGAAAGAGACATAAGCATCTCTATCTCCATCCCAGATTCTCTACGGGCATTCTTATTGGTCTGATAAGCACCAGTTATGTGACCAGCAAGTGTGGTCTTGAATCTTTTACTAGCCTCCTCCGCCAAATTAGTTACGCTATCCTGGTTAGCCAGCACCTCTCTTACGATCTCAGAGATACCCTTAACCTTCACCCCAGGGGTATTCGCGTACGTGTCACTGCCAATCTCCATCTCCGGTCTCCTATGTGTGTGTGTGTGTGTGTGTTACTATATCTCTCTTATCAGACGTAGAGATAGTTGGATGCAACCACTTTACGGGGTCTGGCATTTACCGATGAGGATGCATAAAGCTGCTCAGCAAAGGTCAAGGCGATAGCATCCGGGATATCCGGGGACTTCAAACCAGACCTTTTGATATCCTTCTTCGTGGTCAAGGCCAACTGCATCTTGGCTGTATAACCATATGTCATACTCAAGAGCTGACTCCTCAGATCCGGCTCGTTGGGAATACAAGCATTATTGTTAAGCCAATGCCTCATCTCACCCCAGAGCTGGGATCTCATATTGAAATACTCCATGGGCTTCGTAGACTTATGGGAACCCATTACCTCTCTCACAGGCATTCTCAGTTGCTTACACCTATCAAACACACCAGCACCAATACCAATCGAATCAATAAACACTGTGGTAGCCTGATGTTCCCTCTGGAATTCATAGAGAGCCTCAGCAACCTGCATGGTATCATGTCCCTTAATACGTTTAATGGTTACTATTTTAGGCCCCTGCCTCAGGATGAATATAGTCTCATCATCCCCAAAACGGGCGATATCAGCACCAATTATCTTAGGGAAGTTATGGTAATCTCTATACCCCATATTAGCAGCAAGAGCCACATCCACCACCTCAGCACTGATAAACTGTGAAGCAGTAGTCCTGGGGAACTCACCAAGTACACCTATCCGGTAATGATCTGAATCAATTCCATATGTCTCTTCCATCTCCGCTGCAAATCCCTTAGCGATGTGAGGGCAGTCGAAGGCGTTGAAGTAAAGCTTTGACCACCCGGATAGATCTCTGTGGAAGATGTCATAAAAACGTCCGACTGATCTGGTAGGGTTGCTAGTGAGGATGAAACGTCCTCCTGTTCCAGTGGAGAGGGTTCTAAGGAGGACATCAAATGTTGCCTCTTCAATACCCGACGCTTCGTCCGCAAGTATGACATAGTTTTGCGCATGACCACCCTGCAAGGACTCTTTATTTTCAGCAGAGGCTGTAACTATGGCAGCCTCCTGAACCCTAGTAGCCGAGGTACACACAACTCTTTCCCTTGTGATCTCAAACATCTCTGCTATCTTTGGAGACATCTTACCTTTCCACTTCCTGAGCTCAGCCTGATAAACACGGTTAAGCTGCTGGAAAGATGGGGATGTAACCAAGATCCTGCAGTCATCCTGTGTTAATAGAAATAGGTAGGTACCCCAAGTAATTACAGCAGTTTTTCCGGCTCCAGTACAGGAGGAAACAGCAACTCTGGTATGTGGTCTCCAAGCTTCCCTAATCAACTCTATCTGCTGACCAGTAGGCTCAATACCAAAAAGATCCCTGACACCCTGAACAGGATTCTCTAACCACTCCTGCAGGAACTTAGCGAATCTAGCTGAAGCTGGTGATATACTAGAACTAATCATCCGATCTTAGAGGGATCATACACATAGACCTCAGCAGCTTTGGCACCCTCCTTCTTCTCTATCTCAGCTACCTTTGCCTTCCTCATGTTGAGCATCTCATTCATGGCATCATCAAAGGATACTTCAGATATCTCAATCTTATCCGTGAAGGCACCAACAGTCCTACCTAGCTGATCAGTAAGCTTAGCTATGGTGGGAGCATTCTTAGGATTATTCTGTTCCTTTAGTTGATTAAGCTGCGTGATGATCTCTGTCTGTATAGCTTCCTTATTTAAGTTCAGCTCCTTAGCATAGTCTACTTGGAGCCCTGAGATGTATCTAATGATATTCTTCTTACCTTTAAGCATCAAACACCTAAGGCGTAGAGCCCTACGACATCCTTTATTAGACTTACTGAGTCCCTCATCTAAACCTGAGTCAACTAGAGCCTTTAGCTCATCACCTTCGTGTACCATTAGATAGCAGAAATTGACTTCTTGCGTTGTCAATAGGTCATCATCAGGATCAGACAGCTTCTCTAAGAATAACTTATTGATATCCTTATCAAGGAGCTGCTGCTTCTTGTATGCACCTATTTTAGCTGAAGTTCTGGAGATGGAAACCTGATCAGCCTTCTGTGAGTCTATAAGAGATTCAGTTAAGAGTAGATCTCTAAGTGTAGTAAAATGCTTAGATACCGTGCTCTTAACACTCGCTATAGACCATCCGATTTCTGTTGATATCTCCGCTGGACTACGACCAGTACAAAACAGTTTAACAACTCGATCCGCAGTTGAGACGCATCCTAGGTCATCCTCGACGGGAGCCCTTCGGATCTTAGTGGTAGCACGCTCTGCTCGTAACTCCGAGAGAGGTTTAGCTAACCGTTGAGTGGTGCCAGTCCTTTTGAGTGGCCTGTCGGTGTCTGTCATGTAGTAGTCCTGATGTTTGTTGGGTGTGGTACCTCAAGTCGAGGAAGGCCCACACATTTTATCGGGTTACGCAGTACTGTGTACCGCACCTGACTGTGCCCCTATATCCCCCTCTACAAGAAGCCGGGTTGGTGAAGGTGCTGTCATGGTGATAGGCTGTCGTGTCCGTGGGCAGGTGGGCAAGTGGCGGGGGGACAACTTCAAGAAAGCCGGGTGCCGCCCCTCGCTCCTTTCGACCCCCACCCCGTGTCAAACGGTATCTGAAAGTTTCGGGAATGTAGGTACTACGTACCCACCAATTAAGGAAGCATCATGGAGTATCGTGGAGTATCATGAAGTATCTGTTAGTATCTGCCAGTATCTTCTAGTATCTTCTAGTATCTTCCAGTATCTGCCAGTGTCTCGGGTGTAGGGTAGCTTCAGGTATCGGGCGGAAATCTGGTGGCAGCCTGCAGGGGT